CAGTGTATCACTATAGTATGTATATATTCTAATATTTAAGTCATTTTCATTGTATGAAATATATTAAAAAAATATAAAAGTATCAAGAAATATCAAGTTTTATGCAACTAGTTGCAACCCTTTAAAATTAGGATCATCAATTAACATCTTAACTGTATTAATGTCATTAACTTCACACGCTTTATGAAAATCCATTTTAATCAGTTTTGTTATTTTATATTAATTTATCGTTCATACATATTCTTCGTCAATTTTTTAATTAATAGAATTTTAAAATAAAATAAATAAATTACTTGACAAAATTTGATTGCCAAACTTTGTCGACGTTAGTATCATGAGTAGGAACTTCATGAAGAACAATGTTTATCCTACTTCCTGGACCAACACCCAACTGCTTTGCTACTTCAGCCGACAGATTAACTTTGCCCGATGGAATGGATGAATCGTATTGGTGACCCAATCTAAATCCATTAACCGTAATGCTTTCTCTGCCATAGTCAATGTAACTAAAATCCCATGGACAATCGCGCATTGGAAACTGTACAGCATGATTTTTTTCGTCGCATTTGTTGACAATCATTGACACTGTCGATTTTCCCGAAACATTCATTTTGTCCAATTTGTCTGTAACCGTTGAAACTGTCGTGATAGAATCAGTTGAGACATTCATTCTGCTCAAATCATTCATTATTGCTGGCAAATCACCTGATGTTACTGGTCTGCTCCCCGATCTGTTGGAATTGCTTGAACTAATATTCATTGATCCAGCCGATCTAAACAAAGAAGTAATAATAGAAGACACCATGATTTAGTTTGATCTAGTTTTAAAAGAAAATAATTATACATATATTCTCTAAATTATAATAATAATCAGACAAATGATATTTCAATTTTAATTTATCTCTTCTTCTTTCCCAAACCAATTTGCATATTTTTTATAGCCGTATTGCTTCATAAAATCTTCCATATTTTGTGTTCCCATCGACTGATTACATGGTCCACATACCGGTCTCAAATTTTGTATGGTGACCTTACCGCCCATTTTTTCACTTTGAACATGACCACATTGAAAGTTTGTAAATGATATTTGTTCACTACTACAACATATACATTTTCCTATCTTTTTATCCGGACCGATATATTTATTCCAAACTGTATTTCTAATAGTTTGTGGTATTTTATCTTTGAAGTTTTTTTTCTTTTTATTTTGGTTATTATTTTGTTTTTGTTGTACTGTATGTGCCGTATGTACTGTCTGTGCTGTCTGTGCTGACTGTGCTGTCTGTATCTGTAGATTATTTTGTTTTAATTGATTTCGATTTTGATTCTGATTCTGATTCTGATTTTGTTGATTTTTTTTATTATTTTGTTTTGATTTATTATGGTTCTGTATTTGTTTTACTGGTTGAATTGGTTGAATTGGTTGAATTGGTTGAATTGGTTGAATTGGTTGAACTGGTTCATGTTTGACGTTGATATCAGTTTTATTATCGGTTTTTGTAGTCAATTTAGAAACATCAGATAATATCTCAACAATTACTTGATTATTTTTATTAGTTAAATCCAAACTAGAAACATCAATACCCATTTTTTTTAATTCATTGTTTTGTTTAGCTCGCAAAATCATAAGATTGTATTCTTCTTCTTTACTAATCTTTTGTCTTAATTGCATTATTTCATTTTCTCGAATTGTCCTATATTGGGGATGATACGAATCTTGTTTGAATATGAATCCCAAATTGAATTTAAATGGATGTGAATTTATCTCTTCTTTGAGTTCGTCTATTCTTTCTTTCCATACATTTATTTGATTATCAATTGTCTTATCAACAGATGTCATTTAAATTTTTATTTCATACAATCAACTCAAATGTGTAATATATTTTACTTTTAATATGAATAAATCAATTTTTTATTTATTTTGAATTATCAGAATAAATATTAATTAGACAATTAGTTTAATATATCAGATATACAACTAATAACGATTCTATCATTATCAAAATCAACAAATGGTTTACCACAATCTTGACTAACTAATATGAATATGGAATTTAGTTTTGCACTAACAGCGCTATCTGAACGAATTGAATCACCTATAACATATTTTATATTATTAGATCCCAAATTTGTATAATCGATGAATACCGGTTTACCAATGTTAATACTTTCGTAACCGGTTGATTTAAACATGGTCATATAAGATCCAATATCTGGTATTATAGTGGATCCAATTTTATCCGTATCAGCAAAATTATCCAAGTCACAACTCATTCCTTGATCTGTATATGCCAAGATGGCACCATTATGTAAATTTTCACAAACATTAATTAGTTGGTTTACATCTAGGATTGGTGAACCAGTATATACAACTAAATCGAATTTTTGATCCTCATTTTTATTATTAAAAACGTTTTGTATATTAATGTCTGGTAATAACGATGCCAATTCATCTGTAACTTCTTTAGGTGATACAATCAATACATTCTTGAACTTCTTTAAATTTATGTAATTATAAACCATTATAATTGGATTTATTATTTGCGATTTTTGTACTAAAACATCCTTATCAATGAACCAATTATATATTTGATCGATCGATTGAGACCCGTTACTGGTACAAATATAATAATCCAATTTATTTAAAAATGTTATATTTTCAAAAGCCGGTGAAGTTAATTTAGATCCATTTCGTAGTGTCATATCTAAATCAAATATTATTTTATTCGATAATAACTGAGATTTAATATTAATGAATTTACATAATAACAAAACATCTTTCATCATCGTTTCTGTACCCATTGTAACTCTTATCGCATTTGGGACATCATCATGTTTATTTCTAATAAAAATATAATGTTCTTTAAATATTTCAACAACTTTAGCTGGATTTTTTGCAAATAGAAGAAAGAAATTACCGCCACTCATATTGTAACCGTATATTTCATCGTTTGATGATATGATACTATTCAATTCACTCGCAACTTGCTTCTTTAATTCTTGTACTTCATTGATACATTTTTTATAATAATCTAAATTACGTAAAGCACTATTACCTGCATAGATTGCTACCGTTGTGACGTTTTTATCATTACTTAAAACGCGCAATAAATTAATCGTATCATTATTAGACAATAAATAACCGAGTCTCAAACTAGCTAAACCGAATGCTTTTGAAAATGTTCTCGTAACGCATATGTTATTATGATGTTTAATTAAATGAGATGCAGATGGAACAATTTGGTCTAAAGGTGGGTATTCAAAATATGCTTCATCAATAATAAACATTGTATTTAGGTAATTATTCAGTAATTGTATTATGTTAGAATGATCCAATGTATAACCCAATGGTAAGTTGGGACTGCAAATATAACATAAATTGTATTGTTTAGTCGATAATTTATTAGATATTTTATTAATTATATCAACATTTGAATCAAATAAATCAATATTCAAATAATCAATATCTCCATGATATATATTTTCGATGAAAGAAATAAAATGCGGATATGTTGGTGTAATTATAAGAGTATTGGTATCAGGAGTTACATACCCGTCAATAATTAATTTTAAAGCACTATCTGAACCATTAGTTAAAATTATATCGGAAGTTGGTACATTAGTATAAGAACTGATATGGTCTAGTAATTCATAGTAAATATCATCATGATATGGATATTGATGTATTTTATCATCAAGAGCGACATCAATGGCTTGTTTGATATCTGGATGAATTGGCCAAAAATTTTCTATAACGTCAAGTTTATATTTGTATTTTGACGCATAGGGTAGTGTATATTGGTGTTTTCCTACAATATTTTTATTAATTTGCATTTTTGTCAATTATATATATATAAACGCTATATTAAATAATGTATTCTATTTATTTTCAATATATATTCGCTATTTTATTATACGCACTGGCATATTTCTATGCATTGGTATTTGCTGTTTATATAGGTACTTGTGATACAGATACGTGTAAAATAATTAATAATATTCATGAAACTTGCACAATAGGATGTGAAAAAGAATTATGCAATTTAACTAAAATGAGGGGCGATAATTATTATATCGGTGTAACAGATGAGGGTAAAAAATTAAAATTGGATAAATGTTTAGTAACTTTTTGGGGTGCAACACATTTCTTCTTATATTTTTTCCTTGGTATGTTCGCACCTGATTTATTCTGGCAAACTTTTGTGGTGGGTATAATATTTGAATTATTCGAAAAATATAACTACGGATGTCACGATGTGTTGGATATATGTTTGAATACAGCTGGGTTCTTTATCGGCAGATATATAGCGTGGGGATATTAATTTAGAGTTATTTTTCTAATTAATAGAGAAATAACACGATATAAAACTACTACTCATATTTTATCATCGTTATTTACTTTGATCGAATGACGATAAAGGGTCTTAATTATTATTTGATTTTGTATATTTTAGGTCATAATTACGTATTCAAAAAATGTGATGATTGTACCTTTAAACAGAAATGTTTGTGTTAAAATTTATTTCTAGATTTTTTTATGAATTTTATTTACGCCCCCTCCCCCTCTGTATTTGATTAACGCCGAGGAGGAAAAAAAACGGAGGAAAAAGCGGAATTTATTTAAATAATAAGTATATATAGTATTGGTAAATATATATATTATAATGGTTGAACATACATGTGAAAGATGTTTAAAGACATTTAGTAAAAAATGTGATTATACCTATCATATTAATCGAAAAAATCCATGTGTACTAAAGGTAAATACGCAAACAATTAAAATTACACCAAAAAACACCGTAAAACACCATAGTGCACCGAAAGACACCGAAAATGAAGAAAATTACGCAGAAAAAATAGTATGTAATTATTGTAAAAAATCATTTAGTCGTCAGTCATCCCTTACAAGACACTTGAATGAAAGATGTAAAATTAAAAAGGAAGATACGAACAAAAAAGAAGAAATATATCAAATATTATTAAAACAAATGGAAGAAAATAAAAAACAGATGCAAATTATGGAAGACACAAATAAAAAAATGTTAAATGAAATAAATGAACTTAAAAATCAGATCAAGAGAGGTAATGACACAATCAATACCAATAACGGAATTATAAATAACATCGACAAACAACAAAATATAAACAATACAAATAATACAAATAATACAAATAATACAAATAATACAAATAATACAAATAATTTACAAAATAATATTAAAAATTTAAATATAAATCTTATTGCTCATGGGAAAGAGGATCTTTCATTTATAACCGATGACCAAATGAAAAGAATTTTAAATAAAGGATTCAAATCCATTGAGAACCTTACACAAATCGTTTATTTTGATAAAAATCGTCCAGAAAATCATAATATATACATATCAAACATCAAAGATACTTATGTAATGATGTATGATGGGAATGATTGGAAATTAATGAATAGAGAAAACTGTCTGCAAGATATTTATGATGACAAATGTGATTATCTGGTAGAGAAATTTGAACAATTGGAGGGTAAATTAGATGAATCAACATTGAAACGATTCGGAAATTTTCTGAGTAGAAAAGATGACGATAAAATAATCGAACAAACAAAGAGAGAAATTAAACTGATATTATACAACAACCGCAAAATTCCTGAGGAGACAAGAAGATTATTAAGATTAAATGATGAGAATATGATCGATCAATTATTAGTAAATACAATAAATCAGTAATCATCATCTGATGAATAATATGCTGAAGTATAATTATTATATCCACGAGTTTTGGCGTAACAATTCGATGCATAATGTCCGCTTCTACCACATCGATAACATGTATCATCATCTGAACTTGATGATTCTGAATCATTAAATTGTGTGCCAGAAATATGTGTTTTAGCGAAACACTCTGATGCATAGTGATCATTTCTACCACATTTATAACATACATTATTTTTAATTACTTGCCTTGGTAAAATTTGTTTTAAAGGAGAACCACATATTTTAAAATGCTTATCATACACTAATTTATTATCAAAATCTTTTTCGCATTTTATACAAACCCAAACAGCATCATCTATTGGTGAAATTAATAGAGATTTATTAATTTCAGCGTTTGAATTTAATAATCTTTCGTTGTTAAATTCATCCGGTTCAGTACATTGATTAATAAAATGACCTTCTTTTCCACATCTGTAACATTTATCTACATTACCGTTTATTTCTTTTTGTAAATGTTCTACGGTGTGTGGATCTAAATTAATTGTTGAATAGTTCCCACCTCGAACATTATCAATACCGTATTGTCTCATCATTATTTTGACGTGTTTGTCCTCATCTTCTGGTACACAATTGTGATAAATATTCATGATTTTAATAGGTTTATATTTCTTCGTCCACACCGATCCATTACCATCAAAATGTGCATTGATCCTATTACCTAGATAGTTAATAGGAACATTTTCGTAACTTTTATATCGTGGAATAGTATCAGTGGTTCGTCCTACATAGAATTTATTGTCAATGAGTTTTAACACATAAACTGTTACTTTGTTATCCTCTTTAGCGAGTTCCTTTTGTTTAGGAACTATTCTAATTACTTTTTTGATTACTTTTATTATTTTCTTTTTGGGTTCTAAATTTTTACTATCTGAATTTGATGAATTTGTTTTTTCCATAAATAAAATAAATTGAAATAATAAGTCATGTAATAATAATATTAATAATAATAGTTACCTGATGATTATTAATAATTATTTTTCAACTTTAAAAATAAAATAACAAAAATTTTATATTGAACAATTAGCCCATAAATATAAACATGAATCCTTTATCATTCTTAGTGTTATCTGAATATTTATCTGGCAAGAATTGATAAAATTATTAAATGGGTACGACGTCATTTATCTTGACAATTAACTCAACAGAATCACCAGTGCTCATTCTCAACTGACGAAACAGTTTTGGACAATCTATTGCTTCATCGTAATCAATGATTTGAATATTTCCACCCTGCCACGTGTCAGGTCCTGCTTCAATTGTTTCAAATATATCATAAATAGTTTCATAATCAAATACTCCATTGAGCGGAACAACAGTTATTTCAAACAGTTTTGAAATAGGATTAAATCTGAATTTTGTTTGTTTCAAGAATGAACTGTATTTATAGATGTTTTTAACCCTAGTAAAATCCTTGTTTAACCGTTTTAGGATTAAATCATAAATTAATTTACAGTCTTTGTAATTATCAATCGGTGCATCATATTGATCCATCAACAATAATGGTCGTAGTTTGATAATAGCTTTTTTACTTTCTGCTAATTTATTGTAGTACCGTTCATACAATGGCTGTTTTGATATCCATTTTATATGTTTTTCTCTAAATTCATTTTTTTGAGAAACTTTCTTTGATAATTTTTTTGATCCTTTTTTTGATCTCTTTTTTATTGATAATTTCTTCATTGATTTCTTTTTATCAAGTTTATTATATCGTGTCCACCTATGAACACCAGTATGTGTTTCTGTTACAATCCATATATTTCCATCATTTCCTTTCTTTTTTGTTCCAACGGAAAATTTTGTTGCACTATCAGTTGGAGATTTACGCACTTTATCCATGCACTATGGGTGTCAATAATATATATGTAGATTATAATACGTGTTTACAATAAAAAATGAAATAGATAAAAGAGTTGCAAATAATACTTCATATTTTATCACTGTTATTTACTTTGATCAAATGATGGCAAAACGTCTTATTTTCATATTTTATTTTAATTTATTTTATGTATTTTACGTCATAATTATGTATTCAAAAAATGTTATCATTGTACCTTTAAACAGAAATGTTTGTGTTAAAATTTTTTTATAGATTTTTTTATGAATTTTTTTACACCCCCTCCCCCTCTGTTATTTGAAAACGCCGAGGAGGAAAAAAACGGAGTAAAAAAGCGGAATTTTATTTAAAAAATAAATATATATAGTATTGGTAAATATACATATTCATAATGGTTGAACATACATGTGAAAGATGTTTAAAGACATTTAGTAAAAAATGTGATTATACCTACCATATTAATAGAAAAAACCCATGTGTACTAAAGGTGAATACGCAATCAAATATACTTCACCACGATTTACCAAATTTAACCCAAATTAACCAAATTAACCAAATTAACCCAAATATACAAAATTCAGTGAATTCGAACAATAAATGTAAATGTAATTATTGTAAAAAAGAATTTTGTAATAAATATACACTGGAAAGACATCTAAACGAAAGATGTAAAATTAAAAAGGAAGATATAAATAAAAAAGAAGAGATATACCAGTTATTATTAAAACAAATGGAAGAAAATAATAAGAAACAAATGGATGAATTAAAAAATGAAATTTTAAAACAACAAAATCAAATTTATGAACTTACTAAACAAATAAATAAGAGTAACACAACCATAAATAATACAAATAATGGTACAATGAATACAATAGAAAATCAAACAAACAATCAAACAAATAATACAAACAATCAACAAAATAACATTAAAAACTTGCATATCAACCTCATTGCGCACGGTAAGGAGGACCTTTCATTTATTACAGAAGATCATCTCAAAAAAATACTTTACAAAGGGTTCAAATCTATCGAAAACCTTACGCAAATTGTCCACTTTGATAAAAACCGACCGGAAAACCACAACATATATATCAGTAATATTAAGGACACGTACGTAATGATGTATGATGGAGAAGATTGGAAACTGATTGATAGAGAAAAATGCCTAACTGATATATATGATGAAAAGAGTGATTATTTGGTGGAAAAATTTGAGGAATTAGAAGATAAATTAGATGAACAAACAATGAAACGATTCGGAAATTTTCTGAGTAGAAAAGACGATGACAAAATAATAGAACAAACAAAACGAGAAATTAAACTGATATTATACAACAATCGTAAAATCCCCGAAGAAACCAGAAGATTATTAAGATTGAATGATGAAAATATGATTGAACAATTGTGTTAATAAATGAATTAATATTATTGTACTACTCCCTCTTCTTTACAATACCAGTTTGCATATTTTTTATAGCCATATTGATTCATAAAATCTTCCATATTTTGTATTCCCATTGATGAATTACATTGAGCACATATTGGTCTTAGATTTTGTAATGTTACTTTTCCTCCTTCTTTTTCACTTTGAACATGACCACATTGGAAGGTTGCAAACGATATTTGTTCCGTATTGCAACATGTACACATCCCTATCTTTTTTTCTGCTCCGATGTGTCTATTCCAAATAGAATTCCTAACAGTTGGAGGAATTTTTTCTTTTATATAAATTTTCTGTTTTTCATCCATAAATAGTTTATTTGTATTACCATCATTTTTAATATGTTCCGTTCGAACTTTATTTTGTGGTTTTTGATTTTTGCAAATTATATTTTGATGGTGAACTGTTTCTTCAAACGAATCAAATTCTTTGTTACAACGTCTACAATTAAATTTTTCGATATTTTTTTTTGGATTTTTGCAAACTATATTTTGATGGTGAATTGTTTCTTCAAACGAATCAAATTCTTTGTTACAACGTCTACAATTAAATTTTTCGATATTTTTTTTTGGATTTTTGCAAATTGTATTTTGATGATTGATTGTTTCTTTAAACGAATCAAATTCTTTGTGACAACGTCTACAATTAAATTTCTCTTCCATGATGGGGAATATATATTCAGACTTTTGAAATTCATGCGATTGTTTTGGATCTTGTTTATGTTCCAAAAATTGACTAGGAAATTGTTCATATAATGGAAAAACTTGTTCGTATCGGGGAAGTTCTTCTTCGTGTTTTATATCGAATTCATTGACACTGTGTTGATTATTTTGATTATTTTGTTTACCGTTACCATTAACAACAACATCAAGAGCAGTAACGGCCAAACTCGCTGCAATATTTAACACATCCAATGTTGGCTGATTATATTTCACATTTAAATCTAAATTTGATGTATTAACTCCAGATTTTTCTAATGTATAAATTTGTTTTGTACGCAATATCCGTAGACTGCGTTCTTCCTCTATAGTAATTTTTCTCATTAATTCATTTATCTCATTTTCTCTTAATTTTCTATACTGGAAATTAGATTCAGGCTTGAATCTGAACCCCAGACTATATATAAATGGATGTGTATCAAGTTCTTGTCTTAATACTCCAATTCGTTTCATCCACACATTTATTTGATTCTCGATCTCGTTTTCTGTTGAGGTCATATTAAAAAAATAGTAATTAATATAAATAAAATTCTATCAGTAAGTATTTATCATTCATAAATCAATTTTTTTAATTATGTTAATGAGAATTAATCCAAATTGGCTATCACGCCATTCCAGTTCGGGTTTTTTTTATAACCATGTGTATTTATATATTCTTCCATATTTCTTGTTCCCATTGATGAATTACATCCTTGACATATTGGCCTTAAATTTTGTATAGTAGGTTTTCCACCCGTTTTTTCACTCACAATATGCCCACAATGGAAGTTTGCGATAGATATTTGTTCTAAATCACAACAAAGACATTTACCAGTTGTTTTATTACCTATATATGTACTCCAAACATCTTTTCTAACTTTTTCGGGAATTTGTGATTTTACATAATCATTTGATTTATCTTTATTTTTGGGTTTATTATCTTCTTGTTCTACTTGGTCTATTATGTTTTGTTTATAATTATTGTTATTGTTATTTTGTGGTTGATAATAATTAGTTAATTTATCTATAATATGGCTTTTAAGTCCTGTTTTGTTTAGTTTATGTTCTTCACATAGTTCGCGCAATCTTGTAATTGTAAATCCATTTAATTCATCCCTTGTATATTTTGGTATATTTTGTGGCTGTGATGTAGGATATGGTTTTATAGGTTCTTTACTTATGTTAGATGGTTGTTTTATTTTATTCAAATTAAATTTGTCTAATTTTATATAATCATTAGTTAATTTTTCTAAAAATTTAGCTATTTCAAATACAATTTTGTCTTTTGTGTGAAACATGTTTGAATGTACAAAACTATTAATATAATTAACAGAATCGATATTTGGAACATGCTTTACATTATATTTTTCAGTTAATTTATTTAGTTCATTTGTGCTATTAAGTATATCACCATAATTTATTGTTTTTCTCCATCTTTCACATATTGGAATTAATAATTTATGAATATACAAGTTTGCTGTATCAAAATTATCTTGTTTTAAAATGTAATCATCTTCAATTGTATCTAAATACTCGCATATTAATTTATTTGTAGTTGGTGAAACATGATTAATTTGATTAAATCCGTTCAATACATAAGGTGTAATCTCTTGAGAGTTTTGAATATTAGATAATGTATTTTCGACATTGTTAATGAATACAGGATAATCAATTGATTTTATTTCTTGTAACTTTAAACTAATTTTTCTAATAATATTCATTTCTAATGTTTTCCATTGATTAGATTCAAACCAAGGATGACATTGTTCAGCATTTTTTATTTTTTGTTGGAAGAATGTAGCAAATAGTTCTAAGCGTTTTGATAGATCCATTTTGTTAATATTGATTGAGTAATAATTATGTAACGTCATCATTTTGTTATTAAAATAATATAATTCAATTTTTATCATAGTAAATGTATTTGATCATATGATGTCAAAGCATCATATTTTATGATATGATTTTATTTATATTACATCATAATTATGTATTAAAAAAATGTGATGATTGCACCTTTAAACACAAATGTTTGTGTTAAAATTTATTCCCAGAAAATTTTTGTATTTATTTTTCTCACCCCTCCCCCTCTGTTATTCGAAATGCGTAATTTGCGTAATTCAGTAATTTCGTTTTTACGTTTTTTTTACGCATAAATATTATAAAGTAATAGTATATATAGATACTAATAAATACAATATAAATTTAATATAAATAATGGTTGAATATAAATGTGACGGATGTAATAAAACGTATATCAATAAATACGACTATACGCGACACATTAATCGAAAAAATCCTTGTTTAAAAGAAATAGTCAAATCTAGTCAAAATGAGCCAAATGTTAGTCAAGCGGAGGCAAAAATAGCCAAAATTGATAAAAATTCTATACAATGTAATTATTGTAAACGCGTATTTACATTAAAAAGTTCGTTAAATAAACATTTACAAGATAGATGTAAGGTAAAGAAAGAGGATATAAACACAAAAGAGGAAATATACCAAACGTTATTAAAACAAATGAAAGAAATGGAAGAAAATAATAAAAAACAAATACAGATCATAGAAGAGAATAGTAAAAAACAAATACAGATTATGGAAAATACAAATAAAAAGATGTTAACTGAAATAATTGAACTCACAAAACAAATAAATAAAAGTAATACAACAATAAATAATACGAATAATGGTACAGTGAATACAATAGAAAATCAAAATAATAATACAAATAACCAACAAAATAATATAAAAAACTTACATATTAATCTAATTGCCCACGGCAAAGAAGACCTTTCATTCATTACGGAAGATCATCTCAAAAAAATACTTTACAAGGGATTTAAATCTATCGAAAACCTCACACAGATCGTTCACTTTGATAAAAATAGACCAGAAAACCATAATATATATATAAGCAATATCAAAGATACTTATGTAATGATGTATGATGGAGAGGATTGGAAACTAATTGATAGAGAAAAATGTTTGACTGATATATATGATGAAAAGAGCGATTATTTGGTGGAAAAATTTGAGGAATTAGAAGATAAATTAGATGAACAAACAATGAAACGATTCGGAAATTTTCTGAGTAAAAAGGATGACGATAAAATAATAGAACAAACAAAACGAGAAATTAAACTGATATTATACAACAATCGTAAAATCCCCGAAGAAACCAGAAGATTATTAAGATTAAATGATGAGAATATAATCGATCAATTAACATAATTATTTATAATATCACTATTAATTTCTACTATTTTCTATGAACTTTGCGTAAATATGCATAAAAATTATATATCAAATAAAATTATAGTTATACATGTCAACGTATATAATAAATATAGAAAACACACAATACTACAAAATAGGTCACAGTTATGATATCGATGCACGTCTTAGTAATTTACAAACAGCAAATCCAACTAAACTTATTCTCATCAAAGAAATTAAATGTAAGGATCCAAAAGTTTTAGAGAAAAGACTACACAATAATTTTAAAGAATTACGACAGATGGGAGAATGGTTTAAATTTGCAGATGATGATTTGTGTGAATGTAAAGAATTATCAGAAGAACTTAAATTAGATGTAGATAAAAAAATGGAAACAAACACGTGTAATATATGTAATTTTAGTACATATAAGAACGAGAATTATGAAAAACACCGGTTGAAATGTTTAGCGAACAAAAAAATAAAAGAAGAAAGAGAAAAAGAGGTATTAAAAGAATTAGAAATACATACTTTTGGAAAAAGATATACTTGTGGTAGGTGTAATAAATTTTATTCAAATAAATACGATTATATGAGGCATATAAATAGGACATTTCCGTGTGAAAACAAAAACAATAAGATCATGCAGGAAGATATAATAAAAGTAGAAAATCATATGCTTAGTTGTGATGAATTAATATGTAATTATTGTAATAAATCATTTAGTTTCAAATCATCTCTATCAAGACATCTCAATCACCAATGTAAAATAAAAAAAGATAAACATACCGAAAAAACTGGAGATATTCAATTATTGTTATTACTAAACTACGTAAAAAATTTACGAACTAGTCAAAAACAATTAATCGACGAAAATAATCAGTTAGAAAAATTACTCAATTAATTGAGTACATTAAGCTGTTTCTACCATATAATTATTGTAATTTTGAAGTAATGTATACATTTTATTTATGTCAGATTCTTTTTTAATAGCTGATATAATTTTTTCTACTAAGGTATCATTCGCAGGTGTATTACTTAATATTTTAATATATAATTTATTGTATCTACATTACCTTTTTTATTTATTTTAATTATTTTATTAAGTTTATATAATGATATCCTTTAGAGATAGTTTTAATGTCCATTATTTAGAACATATACGTAAACATAGAAATATATGTTATAATTCAAACACAAAATATTTAGTTAAAAATGTGATTATACCTACCATATTAATAGAAAAAACCCATGTATAATAAAGGTTAATACACAATTAACCAAGATTCATCCCAATTAACCCAATTAACTCAATTGACCAAAATTTAGAAAATAATAAACAAAGATGCAATTATTGTAATAAAGAATTTTGTAATAAATATACACTAGAAAGACATATAAATGACAGATGTAAAATAAAAAAAGAAGATACAAACAAAAAAGAGGAAATATATCAATTATTATTAAAACAGATGAAAGAAATTAAAGAAGATAATAAAAAGATGTTCGATGAATTGAAAGCAGAAAATTTAAAACTAAAGAATGAATTGGCTATTAAAAATAATACAACTATTAATAATACCAATACTGGTACGATGAATACAATAGAAAATCAAAATAATACAAATAATCAACAAAATAACATTAAAAACTTGCATATTAACCTAATTGCGCACGGTAAGGAGGACCTCTCATTTATTACGGAGGATCATCTCAAAAAAATACTTTACAAAGGGTTCAAATCTATTGAAAACCTTACACAGATTGTTCACTTTGATAAAAACAGACCAGAAAACCATAATATATACATCAGTAATATCAAAGACACGTATGTGATGATGTATGATGGGGAAGATTGGAAATTAATTGACAGAGAAAAATGTTTAACCGATATATATGATGAAAAGAGTGATTATTTGGTGGAAAAATTTGAGGAATTAGAAGACAAATTAGATGAACAAACAATAAAAAGATTCGGTAATTTTCTGAGTAGAAAGGATGACGATAAAATAATCGAACAGACAAAACAAGAAATTAAATTAATATTGTACAACAACCGCAAAATTCCAGAGGATACAAGGCGACTATTACGATTGAACGATGAGAATATGATGGATCAATTATGTTAATTAATTGAAACTCATTGCCAATTTATTTTTTTTTAGTACAATCGGTTTTTTTGGTAATAACTGAATTGCGGCTCTTGGTGGGACATTTACTGTCTCAACATCGTCATCTTCATCGATTTCATCATAGTTATCTCCATCAATAGTTTTATTAATGTTTTCATCATTATTTATTTCGTCGTTTATGTCATCATTATTGTTATCATTGTCATTATTTATTGCATTGTCATAATGTTCTATAAATTTTTGTTTCATTATTTGATATCTGTTATTAACAAAATCAGTATACATTTGTTCATTGAATTTTTTATCATTAATAATATTTAATTTATCCATAGAAACAAACAAATATCTTTCTTCGAAGTCTTTGATTTTTGTTTTATTTTTCTTACAATCAATCACATATTCATCAAGTGTTAATTGTTGTTTTTTTGTGTTTGTACGTTTGTCTAAAATACATAAATTACCTATATGATTTATTGGTAATTTCATGTTTAAATCTTCATTGATTTTTTTTAATCTGGCTTGAGGTAGAATATGTTCTATTTGACAATCTTTTGTCTCCAAAGTATTATACGATAGAGTTTCACCGTATAATAATCGTAAAAATATTTTATCGGCGACCGAAGGCTCTTTTTTACTATCATTAAATGATTTTTCATATTCTTCAAACATTTTAAGTAAATCATTTTTACTAATTTTTGTATAATAAAATTTAGAAATATCTCCAGCTGCTGTTTCCGGCATTTCTTTAATAATTTTTTGATAAAGTGTAAACAATTCAAATAAATTTTTATGATATTCAAAATCTTTACAATTATTCTTATAATAAGATGCCACTGTATTAATGAATAAATTAGCATCTAAATTTGTTTTTGTCATTGCTTTTAATTTTAACATGCTGTTAATTTGATTACTTATCTTTCCTATGGACTTTATTAACATCTGTTCCATTGTTTTAAATTTATCTTTTTTATATTCTTTCATCATCGGTTCTGCAAGACCAACAAGCTTATGTGAACCAAAAATTTTTTGTAATATTAAAAATAAGTATTTTTTATTTTTAACATTTATTGTTTCTAACAGATCAAATTTTTCTTCTAAATGTATCTGTAGACCCTCAATGTATTCATATATTGTTGTTCCTTCGTAGTTTCTATCAATGGTGAAAAATGCTAAATTTTCTTTTAATTTATTAAAATATGTCTCGATACATTCTTTTATTTCTTCATTATCGACATCAATAAATCCATGCCTATAGCACGAGGCTGAAAATGTTTCAACATCAGAAGCCTTTTGAACATTTTCGTTCATTCTCTCAAATTGTTCGGGTAATTTTTCAGGATCACAATCGCAGTATTGTACATTTATTTTATAATCTTGTACGATTCTGATTGATGTAGAAATTTCATTGGATCTAGCTATGATTATATCAACAAGTTTTTTAATTTGTTCGTCAGATTTAACCTTAGTTTGATTTTTGACCTCCTTTGTTAATTCAGTATATTTTTCCATATATTTTCTATAAAGTATTTGTTCATAATTTCCGAATATATCGAATGTAAACCAGTAGTTAAATATGTTTACTCCAACCGTTTGACTAATTTTACTTGTTTTAATGAAATCATCTCTCCAACTGTTAATTCTATCTTTAATTATTTCAAACGAAAATGGATTATTCATATATTTTATTATTGCTATAACCCTCTGCAGTCCATCGATTAATTGATATATATCGACATTGTCAATTGTACCCATTTTGTATACAGTTAATTGATTTATCAAAAAATTATTTTCGATACTATCAATCAATTTATTTTCTTTTTCTTTATTCCAAACACTGTGTCTTTGAAATGGAGGGATTGTTATTCGATATTTTTTATTATTATTTTTTATTCCGTCAAGTATATCTTTTACAGTGTTGAAGACATTCATTGTAATTATTCAGTTTATTTTTATATTTGTATTTACTTTAGTTATACTTAAATTGATCTTGTGATTTACTGAATAAATATGTAAATCAATTTTTGATGACATTAATATATTTAAAATTGAAAAATTACATGCATTGATACACATAATATATTTAATAAATAATCATACTCAATTAAAAACAAATATTTAAAAATAAAATGTCTGACACTGATTCATCTAGTTCTAGTAACTCGAGTGATAACCTGGTTATCGAATATGAAAAGATGTGGCACGTGATTATGGTTCATTGGGGGCCTAAGTTTCACGTGACAGTCAAAGTAGTTTCAACGCACAAAACCGAAGAAGAAGCAGAAAAAGCAAAGCCAGAAGATAGTGAATGTGTTGACGGAAAATGGTCGGAGTTCACGAAATATGTTGTAACTGAAACGGACGACGAAGTTGATTTATATAATATGACCGGATGTTGTTGAAGATTCTCGATCAACTCCAGCGTTTGAATTTAATCCAGTAAATAATTATAAAATTGAAATATAACATTAACTGTAACGCTTAATTTATCAAATAATTATCATACTTAATTAATCTGAATTTTTAATTAAATAATAATAAACAAAATGCTCGGTGTTAATAGTAATGATTCCAAATTGTGGCATGTTGTTATGATTTATAGAGAACCAAACAAGAACCCTTCAGTATCTGTCATATCAAGTCATGTAAGCAAAGGAGGAGCAGAAAAATCAAAGCCTGTTAATTCAGAACCAACAAGTTATGATGTGGTAAGAACTGGCCAATGGGTTCATTTGGTTTGAAAAATATTCGAAATAAAAATTGATTTATTTATTTACACAAATATTACCCTAATTATTTAAAATCCAACTTGTCACGTAATGACTTTTAAAATAATTTGCGTTTAATTAATGAAAATAATATTCTTTTTCTAGATAAAATGACATATACATTTGAATATATT